AATGCCGGGGCTTTTTTATTCCCATCGAATTCGATGTGTTTGCGCGAACGGCTGATTAGGGCTCGACCACCCGGCGCCCAATTCAATACATCCGCCATGCCTCTGATCATTTTCCTGGCGTCACGCAAATGATCATGCACAAATCGCGCGGATTTTCATTCGCCTGACGGCAACCCTCTTCCGGCCCCATGCCTGCCTCCTTGCCCCGAGCGGATCGCACGCGCATGTGAGGCCGGACTAATTCAACTGCCCCATGCGGGATAACCGAGATGCCCAAGATGCCCGAGAAAAGTCCAGAAGTATGGGCTGCGGTCCTCGCATGGCTGCACGCTATTGCGCCGAGCCTGTACGCGTTCTGTCTGTCCGTGACTATCGCCGTGCTACGAGTCGTGTACGGGGGCGGAACTAAGCGGCAGATGGTGCTCGAGGGCGCTCTGTGTGGATTCGCCACGCTGACCCTGGTCCCGCTGCTCGAGTACTTCGGCCTCCCGCAGAGCATGGCTACGTTCGTAGGTGGATCAGTCGGGTTTCTCGGTACCGAGAAGCTCCGTGAGCTGGCTATCCGCTGGGGAGAGAAGAAGGCGAGCGCATGAAGCAGCAGCCCCCATGGATACATCGCTTCGATGACGGCAGAGGCATTCGTAAGGTGTTCCTAGATGGGCAAGAGATCAAGATGGCTGTCTTCGTCGACCAGAAGCGCGGAATCGTCGATCGCTTCCGCCAGCCACTGACCATTCGCCGCCGTGATGGGCAACTGATAACCGAGCGCCTACATGGTCGCGTGGAGGTTGTATGGCAAACGTCCAGCTAGTGGCCGTCGTTCGGTTTCGTTGGTGGCTGCGCTTGTACTTGCTCGGTGTTACTGCCGTCTCACGCATCACTGGGCTTGAGCCTGATTGGCAAAAGGTCAGTCAGTGGATTCGGCGCGGCACAGTGATTCGCTTTAAGGCGGCACAGTGAAACGCCTCCACGCCATCCTCCTCATCACCTGGCTAGGCATCTGCATCGCCTGCCTCTGTGCAGGGGAAATGGGGAGAGCGGCTAGACGGTGGTGGAAACGCAATAGAGGTTCCTGATATGTCAAAGCAACCCGACTGGGAGGGCATTGAGCGCGCCTACCGGGCGGGTCAGCTCTCCATCCGCGTGATAGCTGAGCAAAACGGCATCGCGCACAACACCATCCTGAAGCGAGCCAAGAAAGAAGGCTGGCAGCGCGATCTGTCCGGTCATGTTCGGGCGGCCGTGAAGGAGAAGGTGACCAGGGCGGTGACCACTGGCAGTGACCAGTCGCGTGTGGTCACTGAAGCCGAGATTATCGAAGAAGCCGCAGAGGCAGGCGCCGCTGTAGTGCTGGCTCATCGTTCCGGCTTGGCTCAGTGGCGCGGCATAGCCAATAAGCTGTGTGTTGCCCTGGCTGAGATGGAAGTGACCGGAGACAACCACGATAAGTTTGCTCGCTCACTGAATGCCGGCGTTGACGCTCAGCTGAAAGTCATCAAGGGCGAGCGCCAAGCCTACAACCTCGACACCGAGGAAGGCGACAAGACGGTCAGCGACCTGGCCGCATTGATGGACGAGCTATCGACTGAGGCCTGACAGATGAAACCCGAGCACCTTGCGAAGCTCCGGGACAAGCTGTGGCGCCTGAACAACCTGTATTTCATCACCGACAAGGCAGGCAAGAAGACCCGCTTCCGCATGACAGCGGAGCAGCTGGAGTACTTCGAGGGCATCCATACTCGAAACATCATTCTGAAGGCTCGCCAGCTCGGCTTCACCACCGAGCAGTGCATCATCCAGCTCGACGCGGCGCTGTTCGAGTCGGCTAAGTGCGCGCTGATTGCTCACACCCTGAACGATGCCAAGCGGCTGTTCCGGGAGAAGATCAAGTTCGCGTACGACAACCTGCCGGCAGAGATCAAGGCGGCCAACCCGGCGCGCAATGATGCGGCTGGTGAGCTGGTATTCGCCAAGGGCGGCTCGCTGTACGTCAGCACATCCTTTCGTGGCGGCACGCTGCGTTACCTGCACGTCTCCGAGTTCGGGAAGATCTGCGCCAAGTTTCCGCACAAGGCGCGCGAGATTGTCACTGGTGCGTTTGAGGCGGTGGCTACTGACTGCTTCGTCACCATTGAATCGACGGCAGAGGGCAGGGCTGGGTACTTCTTCGATTACTCGCAGGCTGCCGAGAAGCAGCAGGCCGCAAAGCAGCCGCTCGGCAAGCTGGACTGGAAGTTCTTCTTCTTCAGCTGGTGGAAGAACGCAGCCTACTGGCTGGATCCGGACGGAACGGTCATCCCGCAGCGCCTGACAGACTATTTCACTGAGCTTGAGGCCAAGCACGGCATCAAGACGAACGCAGGCCAGCGCGCCTGGTACGCCGCCAAGGAGAAGACCCTCGGCGACGACATGAAGCGGGAATATCCGTCGATCCCTGCCGAGGCATTCCAGCAGAGCATCGAGGGCGCCTACTACGCCAAGCAGTTCGCGAAGCTGTACGCACAGCAGCGCATCGGCGTATTGCCCGACAACAGCCACCAGCCGGTGCACACCTTCTGGGATATCGGTGTGGGCGACTCGACGGCTATCTGGTTCGTTCGGATCGTTGGCGATGAGTTCCACGTCGTCGACTACTACGAGAACAGCGGCGAAGGCCTGCGGCACTACATGAAGGTGCTGAAGGATAAGGGCTACACGTACGGCGACCACTGGGGGCCGCACGACATCGATAACCGCGAGTTCGGCAGCGATGGCAAGACCCGCCGCGAGCTGGCGAAGGAAGGCTACGAGATCGACGGTAAGCGCTACAGCATCCGCTTCCAAGTGGTTCCGAAGCTGGGCGTAGACGATGGCATTGATCACGTGCGCGAGATCCTGCCCCGCTGCGCCTTCGATGACTCGAAGTGCGAAGAGGGCATCGCCTGCCTCGAAAATTACCGCAAGGAATGGGACGACAAGCGTGGCTGCTGGAAAGACAAGCCGCTGCATGATTGGTCGTCTCACGGCTCCGACGCATTTCGCTATTTCGCTGTGGCCATGAGTCGCAGAAAGCCTGTAACCGAAACCAAACCTCTACGGATGTAACGCCAATGAGCAACGACCCCAGCCAAACGATCCCGGCCGTGGATGCCATGCGCGAGGATTGGGCCATCGTTGCGCCTCTCATGGGCGGCACCAAGGCTATGCGGGCCGCCGGGCGTGCTCTGCTGCCTCAGTACCCGGCCGAAGAGGACGAGACCTACAGGGAGCGCCTGCGCCTCTCCACGCTGCTGCCGGCCTACGCTGAGACGGTCAACAACATGACCTCTCGGGTGTTCGCTGAGCCGCTGCAGCTGGGCGACGACGTGCCGGAGCGCCTGGTTGAGCTGTGCAAGGACATCGATCTTGCCGGTAATGACCTCAACAGCTGGTCGGTCGACCTATTCCGCCATGCGCTAAGCCATGGCCTCTGTCACGTGCTGGTTGAGTACCCGCGCGCCGAAGGTCTCCGCACTCGCGCAGACGAGATCGCTGCAGGGGTTCGCCCTTATGCCGTGCTGATTCGCCCCGAGCAGGTGCTTGGCTGGCGTGTTGAGGGCGGCAAGCTGGCACAGTTCCGCTACATGGAGTCGATCGAGGAGGCTGACGGCGAGTTCGGCGTGAAGTCGGTCGCCCAGGTGCGAGTTCTTGAGCCCGGCATCTGGCGCACCTATCGCAAGGCCGACAATGGCGGCGCATGGGTCCGGCACGACGAAGGCACTACCAGCCTCGGCTACGTGCCGCTTGTCTCGTTCTATACCGGCCGCACCGGCTTCCTGACGGCAAAGCCTCCGCTGCTCGAACTGGCGCATCTCAACGTCAAGCATTGGCAGTCCCAGAGCGATCAGGACAACATCTTGCACGTCGCCCGGGTGCCGCTGCTGTTCACCTTCACCGACGACGAACAGTTCGAGCTGGTGATCAGCTCAGGCAGCGCGACTCGGATGCCTAAAGACGGCGATGCCAAGTACGTCGAGCACACCGGGGCGACTATCAACGCTGGCCGGGAGTCGCTGCAAGACCTCATCGAAGAAATGCGCATGGCCGGCGCCAAGCTGCTGCAGAAAGAGAAGCAGCAGACCAAGACCGCCACCCAGGCGAATGAGGAGGCGGCGCAAGAGCTGTCCCCGCTGGCTCGCATGGCCAACCAGTTCGCCGATGCCCTCGCGCAGATGCTGCAGGTGATGGCCGACTACCTCGGGCTGCCAGATGGCGGCATGGTCGAGATGCGCGGCAACTTCGATCAGGATTGGGCGCCGGAAGTATCTGTGCCTCAGCTGCTGCAGATGGCCAACTCCGGCAAGCTCAGCGATGAAACCCTGTTCGCTGAGATGCAGCGGCGCGGGATCATCAGCGATGAGTACGAATGGGAAGCTGAGAAAGAGAAGATCGACGCGCAAGGGCCTGGCATTGGGGTGATCTGATGGCGACCGTCAACGAGCGACTGCTGGACGCGGCAATTGATCATGCCGTTGACCTGCAGCAGCTGAGCAACGGTGAGGCTCGAAAGATCATCGCTTTGCTGAATCGCGCCGATGCGGACCTTAGGCAGCGGCTCTTCGACGCTGTCGAGCGCATGGGCACTGATAGCTTCACCGTCACGCACATGAACACCGTGCTGCAGTCGGTGCGCGAGCTGAACAAGGCCATCTACGCCGAGATCGGTGAAGAGGTCGTCAAGATCATCGACGAGCTAGCTGAGTATGAGCTTGGCTACCAGCAGACGCTGTTTACGGCCACGCTGCCCAATCAGGTGCTGGTTGCCGTGCCGCTGGCAAAGGTGAATCTTGGCCAGGTCCGTGCCGCTGCTTTCGCTCGGCCATTCCAGGGGCGTCTGCTCAAGGAATGGCTCAGCGATCTTGAGGAGACCCGCGCGGCGCGCATTCGGGACGCTATCCGTATCGGCATCGTGAACGGCCAGACGACCGACGAGATCATTCGCGGGATCATGGGCATTCGCGCCGAGGGTTACGCGGACGGCCTGCTACAGCGCAGCCGACTCGACATTGATGCGATGGTCCGCACGGCGATCAGTCACACCGCAGAGACGGCCCGTGATGCGTTCTACAGCGCGAACGCCGACATCATCGCGGCGCTGACTTGGACCAGCACGATTGACTCACGCACGACCCCGGAGTGCCGCATTCGTGACGGCCTGCGCTATGAGGTCGAGACGCACAAGCCGATCGGTCACAAAGTGCCATGGCTAGCCGGGCCTGGGCGCATCCATTGGCGCTGCCGGTCTACCAGTGTCACCGCCCTGAAGGGCTGGGAAGAACTCGGCCTGTCGCCAGACGAGATCGACGCCGGCACGAGAGCCAGCATGGACGGCCAGATCCCGGCCGATAAAACCTACGGCCAGTGGCTGATGGAGCAGAGCGCGGCGCGGCAGGATCAAATTCTAGGTCCGGCACGAGGCAAGCTGATGCGCCAGGGCGGGCTGAAGATGGATCGCTTCTACAACGACAAGGGCATATACCTGTCGCTAGACGAACTCCGCGAAAGAGACGCTGCCGCCTTTGCCAAGGCTGGGCTATGATGGCTCAATGAGCGATCAGAAGCCGAAACTACACGTCATCGACGGCACACCTGCACCGGATAGCCTGGCAGAGCAGGTGCGCAAGCGAATGCGCGCCATGCCAAAGCCGGCCAGCATGATTCAGTGCGGCCGATGCGGCTCGCGCGAAGTGCTGGAAACCAAAATCGGCATGCTCTACAAGAACGGCAAGGCGCAGGGCGGGACGAAGCAGATACTGTGCGCGTCATGCTTCATGCGTGGCGAGCGCGTCGTGCTCTGCTGACCTGATAGCGACACCAGACCCGGCCAAGCGCCGGGTTTTCCATTTCTAGAGCCTCGCCATCGTGCGGGGTTTTTTATTGCCCGCAGTTTCGGATGGGACGGGGCGCCACCGGGCCGGATGGCTCAACGCAATGGCCGGATGGCCGGAGAAAGACGAGATGAAACTGAAGACCGTAGAAGTCGATGGCAAGCAGTACGCCGAAATCCAAGACGGCAAGCCCGTTTACGTTGAGGACGACGGCAAAGAGGTTGCCTTCGACGCGGTTGGCACCCGGGCGACCATCACCCGACTGAACGCCGAAGCCAAGCAGCACCGCGAGCGCGCTGAGACTGCCGAGAAGACCGCCAAGGCCTTCGAAGGTATCGATGACGCCGGGGCAGCCCGCAAGGCTTTGGAGATCGTCGCAAATCTCGACGCGAAGAAGCTGGTGGATGCCGGCGAGGTCGAGAAGGTGAAGCAGGAAATCGCCAAGGGCTATCAGGCCCAGCTGGACGAAGCCAACACCAAGGCGCAGACCCTCGAGCAGCAACTGTACGGCGAGAAGATCGGCGGCAGCTTCGCTCGCTCCAAGGTGATCGCCGAGAAGCTGGCTGTTCCTGCAGACATGGTGCAAGCCACATTCGGGAATCGCTTCAAGATCGAGGACGGCAAGGTCGTCGCCTATGACGCCAACGGCAACAAGATCTTCAGCCGTGCGCGCCCTGGCGAACTGGCTGACTTCGATGAAGCGCTGGAATCCCTCGTCGACGCTTACCCCTATCGCGACACGATCCTTAAGAGTTCCGGCGCCAATGGCGGCGGCGCTCCGAACGGAAACGGTCAGCCACCCAAACCTAAGGGCAATCTCGGCGGCAGCAAAGAAGAGCGCCTGGCCGCGATCAACGCCCAAATCCAGAACGCGTAAGAGGAAATAGCCAATGGCACTGTCCGACATGAAGGTGTTCAACGAGTACCTGAAGAACACCACCATCGAAACCATCGCGCAGATGGTCGAGAAGTTCAACGCCGCGTCTGCCGGCGCGATCCGCCTGACCCCGCAGGGCATCGATGGCGACTTCCTGCAGGAATCCCTGTGGGCTGGTCTGCACTCCGCTCAGCGTCGCGTCGACCGCTACGCCACCAACAACGCCCAGTCCGCCACCGCGCTCGCGCAGGTTCAGGCCAACAGCGTCAAGGTTGCCGGCGGCTTCGGCCCGATCCTCTGGGAGCCGTCCCAGCTGTCGTGGATTCAGAAGAACCCGGCCGAGGCGCTGGAGGTCATCTCCCGCAACCTCTCCGAAGCCATCATGGCCGACCAGCTGAACACCGCTATCGCCGCCCTGGTTGCAGCGATCAGCAACGTGGCCGGCGCCACCAACGACGTGTCCGCCACTGCAGGCGTGACCTACGGCGCGATCAACGGTGCTCACGCCAAGTTCGGCGACGCCTCCGGCCTGCTCGTGGCCCAGGTGATGACCGGCGAGGTGTTCCATAAGCTGGTCGGCCAGAACCTGGCCAACGCGCAGCAGCTGTTCAACAGCCAGTCGGTCA